CCCAAAAGGGCCTATTCTCTGAGTGGTTACAGAGGAGGGCCGATTTTACAGATCGGCAACTGGGTGGAATGCGGTTAAACTGAAGCACGGATTTCTAATCTAAGATTGATATCCAAACAGGATTTACTCCCTGGTGTATCGCTGATAGTCATAATTGACTACAGTATACTGAGAGCACTAAGTTATAGTGTAATCTATCTTATATGATAGATGTTTAGTGTGTTACCCGAAAGGGATAACATGGAGAGCATTGAATCTAAGTAAGATAATACTGTTATTAGCATTTTCATTATTAGTACTCCGCTGTAATGCGGAACCTGATAACTCAATACCAAGTCGGTACATCTTGTGAACCGAGCCTCGAATGAGGAAACGGCAAGTATCCTGCGTGAAGAATCCCATATTTATATGGCCTTTGCGTCCGCAGGTAGCAAACAGCAAAGTTATCTAATAATTTAAATCAATGAAAATTCTACATTACAAAGATAAATTAAGATCAGGATGGTTAACTATAAAAGAGTTACCATTCTTCCTTTCATTTATTGCGTCTCTGTTTAGGTTTTCTTCCGAATTTAAAGTAGATTGTAAAAATTTCTCTAGCCGGTTGCTAAAACTTCATAAGTTTAGCGGTTGAAACTTTACCTTCCAATATATGAAGGAAGCTTCTCGCTTACTTATAAGAGTAATGATGACCGGTGTAGCCTCGCCTAGCTTAGGTAAACCCTTCGTCCGTATGGATAAAGATGGATATCCTTCTTATATACCACTTAGATGAAGACTATTATTAAAAGACCATTTTCATGGAAAATTTAATATAGAAAACGTCTATATGGTTGTGGGAATTTTAACCATTTTAAACATCTTTCGATGTTTCCCTGCAAAAGCTCCTATAAAACTTTCAACTATAACCGGTTCATTTACCGGTTTAGTTAAAACTTTAGAATTTGATTCTATAGTGAAAGCTTGTAGCGACTTAAAATGTTTAGGAAATATCAAACTTGGTACTATTAAATTTGTACCAATGTCAACTTCAGGACCTAATGCAAGAATAGCTATGTGAGGATCACTCCTTGATATGATAGCGTTAATAAAACATCCTAAAATTTTGTTGGATGTATATAAATACATATTATATTCAAGAAGTTGATTCTTCCTAGTGTTATTCTCATTCATTAATGTTCTGATGTATATAGTGTACTTGTTAACACCAATCTCATCTTTTGAAAGTTTGAGAAATGGCCAATTAGGAGTGGTATACGATCAAGCGGGAAAATCCCGTATTATCGGAATGACAAACTGATGAATTCAGTGTCTTTTTAAACCTCTCCATAATGGTATTTTCGATTACTTAAAATCGATAGATAGTGTTGATGGTACTTTCAATCAAGAAGGGTGTCTCTCTGAATTTATTAAGAGAATACCCTCTGATCAAACTATATACTCCTTTGATCTCAGTGCAGCAACCGATAGATTGCCATTAGATTTACAAGTCGATATTCTAAAAAGTCTCAATATTAACAACGGATTACCAGAACTGTGAGGTTCTATAATTCGTAATATAGATTGATTCTTTGAAGAAAATCTGTACAAGTATTCTGTTGGTCAACCTATGGGAGCGCTTTCAAGTTGAGCTATGTTGGCTCTTACTCATCATACTATTGTACGAGTGAGTGCGTTAAAGGCTGGTATTCAAAATTTTACTAACTACTTAGTATTAGGTGACGATATTGTTATTGCTAACGATATTGTCGCTGAAAACTATAGAAACATAATGACTATGCTTGGTTTAGAAATAAACATGCAGAAATCACTTGTCTCGAAACGTGGATGTGAATTTGCGAAGAAATGAATTATTGATAAAGTGGATTATTCTCCTTTTGGAGCAAAACTACTTTTACAAGGATTCAGAAGCCCAGATGCACTATACTTAACTTTAGTCGATCTGTTGAAGAGAAAACTGGTTTCACTTTTAAGCATTCCTGCTGTCTTAAAAGACCTACCAAAGAGATTTTGAACTCTCCAAGGTTGGGTTCTTTTAGCACTGATCTCAAGTTTCTACTTTACTAACAAGGATACGCGTACACAATTTAACGAGTACGCGACACAATATCCGAGTGGTATCCGTAGATTCTTTGAAGGAGATAGGCTGAAAAGAAACTTAATTGACAGCTATATCTCAGACTTTAATGCGATGGATATCATAAAAACACGTGAGTTTGATAACTTGTTGAACTCATGATGAAAGATTGATTATTTCAAGCATAAGTCCTCTAAGCTTTGAGGTATTTTAAATTTATTCAATCCTGCTCTATGATTGACCCTTAAAAAGACATTTTCTTATAATAAAGATTTATGAGACGATCTACAATGAGTCCTTTCTATAAAGGACGTCAGAGACAACTCTTGAGACATATTATGTTCTCTTAAGAATCTCTGTTTACATCCAGATGTCTTTAGTGTCGATTTTCGGGATAAAACAATGGTAGCAGACTTACGAAGGTCTACTTATGAATTCTTTGATGGAATAAAACCCTGAGATGTTATAAGTCAATTATTTCCGTACGGGCCTATGGCCAATATGGATAGACGTATATTCTTAGAGGATTTTAAACCGAAAAGAACTCCATTGAGTAAAGATAAAGCTAGACGAAAATGGCTTCCTCTTGTGAAGACAAGATAAATAAGGGTTGTTTCCCTTAGGAAAGAAATTTTCATTAAATTAAAAATACATCTACCGAAGTGTTCTTACGAATCCTATTAAAGCAGATATGCCCACCACACTCGTGGAATAGAGTGCACTTTATACAA